TTTACATCATCACCACCATATTGCGAGCCAATAACAGCAGATAAGTCGCGGTAATCAGCTCCTGCTATTGACTGACCATTACAAAGCAAATATCCACTAGGTACGCTTGATCCCGAAGCAACAGGTATAATAGTTCCAACGGGAATAACAGATGAAGAGTTAAAGTAGACAGTAGCATTTGCTTCTGGAGTGGTCCATTGGAGATTACCATTAGCATCTGAACGTAAAAATACATTAGCACCGCCTAGACCACCAACAGGAAATTGATAATCAACATTGTTAATGTTAATATTCTGTGGTAATTTAAGGTGTGAAACTGAATGAGCAGAAACTCTATCTGTTTTAATTTGCGTACTACTTAACGAGATCTTAGTATTGCTAAGATCAATTGAATTACCTAACGCATTAACAGAAACATTAGCTCCAGAAATTGTACCGACTGAAATAGTACCGTTACTATCATCGATATCAATAGTAGTATCACCAGCCTCTAAAATACGACCAGCTGATAACCAAGTAGACTCTTCGGTGAGTACGTAAAATATATTACTCGTAGATTCAAATGCATAATCTCCTGTAATAGCGTCTGTAATAGTAGAAATATCTGTAACTGACCCCTTCCATTTATTACCTACAACTATACCACCGGCAGTTTGACCATCTCCTACAAACAGACGTTTACCATCAGTAGTGTACCCTAACTCACCTTCTGATAAGGTAACATTAACGCGATCTAAATTATCACCACGACGGACAAGTAATTTAAGAAGGGTGTTTTCGAGAATTTCGATTTTTTTAGCCATGATTTTTATTTTTAGTATGGAAGTTTAAATACTGGGATAGCAAAATTACCACATGTACCAGATGCTATTTTAACAAACCCCGCGGATTTGATAGTTTCGGAGACTTGTGTGCCGCAAGCATTAGCTGATAATACTGATATACATGTTTCACTCGCGCCCCCGTCGCAGAATAAGGAGCCAAAGTAAGGGCCGTTAGTAGTACAACCAGATAAATTTTGCAGAATTGTTGTTTCTGTTGAAGTGACCCTACCTGTACTATCATATACAGCACTATTGAACGGGTTGATAGTAGCCCCTCCAATAGTTTCAAGTCTTATAGTGGATCCATCACCACTCTTTTCAAGTCCGTTACCAAGGGCAGAATCACAGATTGCTTCAGCATCAATGGTATCTGCTGGAGCATTTCTAAACTCTAATTGAGTGCCATCATAAGTAAAAGAATCTGTAGTATATACTCCAATAGGATCAGCACCACCACCACTTAAACCATTACCAATGTTACTAGTACTAACCGTACCACCAATAACACTAAGTTGTCCAGTGCTAGAATCAACTGCAATAGTAGAACCATCAACATTAGCTGAGAGACCAGAGGTTGTATATAAAAGACCACCATTTTCACGAACAACGTTACTACTTAGCTGTGCAATACCAACACCGTTATCAACTATGTGTAATTGATTACTTAAACTATATTCAATAGTTGTGTTATCTGTTTGTGAACCAATAAAGGCCCATGATGATAAATTATCTGCATATGTACCGGAAAGTTGGTATAGAAAATTATTATCATATACTAAATCCCCATTAATTGCATAATTAAGATCTGTTCTACTACCTACAGTTATTGGTGTATGTGCAACATTACCGACGTTAACTCCACCAACTGTAAACCCATCTCCAACCCAAACCCGCTTAGCGTCTGTAGTATACCCAAGTTCACCTTGTTCGAGAGTAATAGCCTGACGCTGTGTATCAGTACCTCTTCTTAATTTTAATTTTACTATTTCAATATCTGGCATTGTTTTAAAATGTTAAGCTGTTCGTTTCCACACATACAAACCAAATGCAGGTGGTAAATTATTATGTGATTGATCACCGCCTGTAGAAAATGTTTTGGTGCTAATTGTCCCACGGTTGCTATCGATATCTGATTTTCTCCCTGATGTCACAGTAGAAGCAAGTAATGGATCGACTAACATATCTACTCTCTCAACACGGTTGTTTTGTTCGTGGTAGTGACTAGGTAGTTCATCTTCTGTTAATGTATGATTATATTCACCTACTGTTATGTCGTCACCAGCTGCTACTGTTTGTGTGGCAGCATTTTTATCCGTTCCTTCCCCTACTCCAGCAATAAACTTACCTTCTGCAACCTGAGTCCAAGTTGAGCCAGTAAATCTTCCTCCAGGGTTAGTATTATCAGTAGAAAAAATAACTGAACCGACTGGGTACAGTGAATCTACTAATGCATCAACTAAATTTGTGCCTAAGCTACCATCAACATCAATTCCTTGACCAGCTCGTCCAATTTTAAGAGAGCTCTTATTACCAAAACCATCATATACATCTTGCAATCCAGATGCCGGAATAGCCTCCCCTTTAGCATGAAGCACACCGACATAAGTATCGGAAATGTTGGTGTTCGTTAATGATTCACTTGCCATACATATATTTATGGTAGTGGCAGTATTAAGCAATTAAATTTCTATAATACCTCCAACAGTATATGACCGTTGTACTGAAGTATCAACATCCGGTTGCACAAAATTAATTAATCTGGTCTGCAGCTCGTAAATCAACTTAAAGCATCTGTTTAAAACACCATTAAGGTTTTCTTCATTACCATGTATATAGAAATTTTCGATTTCTTGTGTTATAAATTTATCAAACTCTACGTTATAATTATAGTCATCAAGCTCTAAAATGTCATTATTATAGGATCCTGAAAATCTACCAATAATATTATTTTTAAGAGTTAAAACATCGTCGATAAGCTTATAAATTTCCAAATTAATAATTGATTGCTGTATAAATCCATCCGGATTTAATGAAAATCCTTCGCTTCCATAGTTAGGGTAGTTAACATCTTTTAGTACTCTTTGATATGATGTAGTTATAGGCTCGTCAAAGAAATAAAGACGGCCATTCGTTAACATATAAGTCTTATCATAGCTACTAGTAGATTGGAAAATTGAGAAACTATTAATTTTAGAATCAAGCAATCCAGTAACTTGTTCTGTGGCCGCGGCCTCCCCAAATTGAGTACCTAAATTCCAAATAAATTGTGCTTGAGAAAAATTAATGTCATTGAAATTCCAGCGATTATTAATAGTTATTGGGTCAGTAGCAACTTCAATAGTCTCATCCGTAAAGTTTAAAAGGTATAGACGCTCAGTGCGGTACTTACCAATAACTTTAGTTGGCCTGGTTTTAAACTTTTTATAAACAGTTTTATTTGTGGCAAAATACCAGTAGTTACTGTCAGTACCTGAAAAGGTTATATCAACTATTTCTTCATCAAGAGCTAATTTATCGTCTAAAACAATTTCCTCTTTAAACCTAAAGTTATCACCACTAAAGCGATATAAGGTTGTTACACGATTGTTAATATCATTAGTAGTTACATCCTTATAAGTTAAAATATATAACGATCCGAAGTCTGGATCGAACCCCATAGCACCTAATGTCTCTATATTAAAGTTAATGGATGTAATACGGGTGATATAGTTAAATTCTTCATCAAAAAGCTTAACTACTTTATTTCCAGAATCAAAAACAGCTACAGTATCGGGATTTACTGCTAATTTGGTTGGCCTTATAAATTTAGTTTGCCGTCTAGCATCTCCATAACCACCGACGAGCTCAATATAGTTACGCTTATTCCTAAGAGAACTATCATTGTTAACGTACCCAGCAATATCGTATCGAAGTACTACATTATTACCAGTATCTGAAAGAAACAGATATTTACTTGTAGATGCAATTCCACCTAGCTCTTTAAATGATAAATTATTTTCTTCTGTCGTTTCGTAACCAGTTGTATCCTCTATAACTGTTAAATCGGTATTCGAACCAGTAAGGCATATAAGATCAGAAGATGTGCAGACAAACAAAGAGAATTTATCATCAAAATCTAAATTAGTTTGAGCAGTAGCTCCTACAACATATCCAAATGCACTTAAATAGTGACTATTCTCAAATCTAATATTGTCTACAAACTGTGGGGTTTCTGTATCCGATGTTCTTATTTCAAACGCTGTTAAAGTATTAGAAGAGAGAGATGCATATCTCAATGACTCCGTATATGGTAGCTTATTAGAGGAGATAAATAAGCGTGAGTAAACAAACGTATTATTCTTCCGTAAATTATCTAATTTAAATTTAAATAAATCGTAATTAAAATTATCGTTGAGATTAAACGTGCAATCGTCTATAGTTGTTGGTAGTGATATTTCTATATCACTAATTACCCGATCTGTAAAATCGTTAGTAAAAAATAAATCAGTGGCAAAAGTATTTTTAGAAGATAAAGCCTTACCAGTTGTTACCTCCCGCGCAACCCCATCTACTGTTTCTACAAAGCCGTAAAAATCCGAGCCCGTGAGTGTAAATAATTCACCAGAGGTATAAACTTTTTTATATGAAGTATAATCAGTAATCATCTTTTAATAATCTTTAAATACAATATCATTTATCGTAACACCAACCGGTGCAAAATTTCTAGCTTCAGCTAAAATAGATGTTTTTATTTGCTCACGTATAATCGGGTCAGTAATATTGAGATTCTTCACAACAACGTCAATAGTGTTTGAAGAATTAGTTCTGTTAAACTTAAAGAACTGCTGAATTTCGGTTTTCGAAGTTCGTTGACCTGCAGGTAGTGATAACACTATATCATCAATTCGTTTTTCTAGCAAGTATAAAGCATATACTAATTCTGTATCAATAGCTTCATTATAAACAAATGGATTTCTTACAATAAGATCTTTGGTGTAATAATACCCTGGTTGTTTGAGATATGTTGATAGATCCATATTACTCTGGAATCCAGTAGATCCAATAAATAATTCATCACTAAATATATCTTGTATCATATATTTACCAGGCGCAAAAGTTTGATTGTCATATAACTCAGCATTAATATATAACGTTGAATTGCCCTGCACTGTATCTAACCTATATGTAAAGTTATAGAACCCAGGTTCGAAGTCATTAGGATCAAACGAAATAGTTTTAGTAAGAATGTCCTCATTATCTAGATAATTTCTTAATGTTAATTTAAAATCAATTGATGTTGAATCATACAAATGATTAATTACATTATAATTTGTTAGTTTAGAACCGGGGGTGTTATGACCAAATGAAACTCCTGATAATGCAATAGCTGTATTATTTAAATTTTTGTACATGTACAGGTTATCTTCACTATCTTTTGCAAGTACAATAGGGTACTGATTATTTATACCATTTACATATTCATTTACCCAATCTATTGATATAAACTCACCACCAGAAAGTCCTTCCGACAGGATTGTATCTGGTTCTGTATCAGAACCAGCGCTATCAAGACTACCGATTGATCCGGATAATTCAAAAACGCCGCTTGTATTGAATACAAAATATTCAGAGGACTTTAAGATATAAACTTTATCTTGCGCAACTAAGAAGTCTTTAATATTCGACTTAAGGAAAGCTTCTGGAGCTCCATCTAAATTATGCTTAACAATAAAATTGCTAACCTGATAAAATACAGTTGAATCGTTTTCCCAGTTGTTATTACCACCAGGTAGTTTATAGACCGTATCGTTATATTCTAATACATTATCATACAAGCAAAACTCGTTTTCATATACATCAAATTCATCTGCTGAAAGAGTGGAAACAGAAAATGTATTTGTGTTAATACGTCTTACCTTTTGATCACCTGAAATAAAATCTATATGATCGTGCATTTGATAGTATCCAATATACTCTAGAATATCACTACCACAGTCTAGCTTAATTTTATTACCTTGTGTGTTAACTTTATAAAATAAATTTCCAGAGGTGGTGACAATGTAATCATCTAAAGCACTTCTTTTAAATACCTGTTTAATCTTAGTTTTGAACTCAACTTTATTTCTTAATTCAAAGTCAGTGTTAAAAATATATAACGTTTGATCACTTACGACGTGAATAAATGGTGTAACAGTTTGATCTTGGAAAATACCAAATCCGCGATTGGTGTTGTTGCCTAGTAATTCAAATCCATACTTATTAGCAGGATCTAAATACATATCAAAGTTTAGAGTAAAGTTTTTTGTTTCATCAATACTGTCAGAAACATTAAATACACTGTACCTATCGCCATTAAAAGTAAGTTGGTTGGTATCAACCTCCGTACAGTAGTTTTCTGTTTCACCCCTTACCTCCTTAGATGTAATATAGCTGTCAAAAGATGAAATTAATGGAGATGAACTTTCGATAATCTCTCTTATATCAGCATTACCAATACGTTGGTATTTAATTGCAATATTAGGTTCAATGGCTGCATCACTTAACTTATCAAAGAACTTTTCTCGGTTAAGTACCGCGTCAGAAGCATTGAGCGTTAATGTATCGACACTATCATAAAAAGATGGTGCATAAGTAGGAGTAGCAGATAGCGCTGCACCTTTAGAGATTTTATCAGGGTAATAATATCTGTCAACCCATACACCAGCTTCACCCAAAACACCACCTGACAGCCAAGTGCAGAGATATCTGCCGTTATCATACTGAGTCGTATTCTGTCTCTTTATAAAAATTTTATCTGACAATACAGGTGTCGGCCCGGCAAATGCTCCATTATAAACAAATTGTGTATCATTAATATTGAGCTTTTCATATGGGTAAATAGATGAAGGTGCTATAAAGAATGTATCCGTTCCATTTTCAATAAAGACATCTTTATCGTAAAAACTGTAATTGAGATTAATTTTATCTAAACCTTTTTCCTGATCGTTACCAGAATTTATATTATAATACTCACGTGGGTCACGGCCTAGGCCAATCGAACTATCAACCATATTTGAGCCACGTTTGATATAGTTAAATTCTGATCTATTGGTGTCTAGTGAAAAATAGTTTATTGGTAGTGACTCTGCAGAAACTGTGTTGTAAGCAGTAGTAAATACATATTGCCCATCCTCATTAAAACTACTAGTCTTTGTATCGAGAATTAAGTTAGATGATGTTTTGTTGTTATAAGATATAAAACTCTTGTTAATGGAATTTACATTTTGATCTAATGTATAATCAATATGCATTAGATTATCAAGCCCACGATTTAAACTGCCTTGTACTAATGGAGTGAGAACTAGCTCGCCTCCACTTAGCGTAACAATGTTAAGAACACTATCTTCAAATTTAAACAATTGTAAATACCCATCACTATCTAAAACATATCTAAACACATCACTCTGCTCACGAGTAATGTCTCTATAATTGTCTGTGTTTTGATAAAACACAAACCCATATGGGAGATTGGTCTCCGGATCAACCCCGTTATTATAGTTAAGATAAAAATCAAACAATCCATTATTATGCTTAATTCGGCATAAGTTGTTATTTAATGCTTCTATTTCGAAAAAATAGTTATTAGCGAATAACCCAGTTTTGTTAAGAGGTTGTATACCTAATGCTTTTTGATCATTAGTTTGATCTGCGTTACTCTTGAAAATGTATAAATATTGACGCGGCTCATTATTTGGTCGCTCAAACCCAATTTTTGTTACTAAAGAGGTTGTCTCATCACTACTTGTAGATGACAGTGATATAAAATTCTCTAATTTATTTTTACCAGTAAGGTAAAAAGAAGAATAGTTATTTATTCTACTATCACGTGCACCTGAAAGAGCATCAATAAGATTGACATTTAACCCCTGCTCTAGAGTTGATTTAGTTTGCTCAATAGAGATATATCTATCATTATATTCTGCATTAGGAAATGCAATTGAACTAACTGAGTATGTATTGGTGTTCGCCATTTACATACATATTTAATGGTACAAACATGAAACACAATTAATTATTCAAGAAAGTGATATAGGTCGCGTTATTAAACTTCGATTGTAGGTTGGCAATAGTATTGCTAGCGGATGCACCTACCATCTGGGTTGAAGTAATGCCGAGCTTTTGTATATTATCGTAATAGCTTTCACGAATCAATTTAATGGGCTGGAAAACATTAGCGTAAAATCCGTTGTTGTAGTGTATTAAAAATTGCGCAGTTAAGTTAGTGAAATACGAACTTGTAGATGGTACATATGTATGCTCATACTGATTTAAAATAGTTCCACCAACCTTACCATATAGAACTTCATCAAAAATAGATTTAGTTTTATAATCGAAGACAATATCTTTTTGAGCATATTGTATAGAACTGGAATCACCCCAATTGATATCTAATGTAAGGGCTGAATTGATCGCTTCAGATATACCAGTTAATACAAAATTTATTGTAGGAGCTCCTTTGAATGATATTTCTTCCCCATACACATTTGTATTTTCTGTTATGGAAGAAAGGTTAATAAAAATCGTACTCATTATACAGTAAAGGTGAAGTGTCTAGAATCTCTGGTAAATGATCCATTACTTGCTGAAATAAAGCTGAAGTTTGTAGTATCGCCAAAGGTTGAGGTTCTGGTAATATTATTTAATGGTTCATATCTATTTGAATCAACAACGATAAGCTTATTATCCGACATCTTAAACGAAGCATCAACTAAGTGAGTGAAATCGTTTTTATCGCATACAATGTATGTCAATTTAAATATATCATTTAAGCTATTATAAGTTAGTTTAGGAGTATGTACAGAATCCGGAGTGTAATTTCGAGATGAAAGCGATTCTACATTTAATTCAAAAGCACTTAACGTCGTATCATCTGTACCAGTTGGGTACAGCTTAGTTGTTGAATTTTGTTGAATATTATATTCGTAAATTTCTGGATATACAGCCTTGTAGTTATCAGCGAGAGGTGCGCATGTATCATTAGCATTATCTCTAAAGCGTGCAAAATAAACTTTACCAGTTTCTTCGTTATAAAATCTATTAGTAAATACTTCAACCATATTAGCACTATTAACTGAAAATATAGTATTAATAGTTGATGGACGAGTAAATGCCCCTTCCTTATATGAAATTTTGTCAATAATGAGGGTTGACTTTGTTTCGAGGAATATAGTATTTTGTATAATATCAAAATCTAGAACCTCATGATTAATTTGATTTTGAATTGCTGACGAATACTTTGTAATAGTTTTATTAAGTGCAGATGACAACAACTCGGAAGTAGAGTATGTACCATTTTTAACATAGAGATTGCCTATCAATGTTTGCTGCTCTTCTTTCGTGAGAGATGTATTTGATGAAGTAAGGTTAGATATAATAGTGGAGCCTCTCGAGTCGGTATTGTCTAGATAGCGGTAGTTATCCGAGTATATAAAGTCATTAGGTAATACAACCTCATCTGTAAAGTAACCACCTTCATATCTCCTATACTGTGCACCAGCCGAAAGGTAATATCTTACATCAGTTTCAAAGGTAAGTTCTCCGTTTTCAGCAATAATATTAAAGTCAGATTCTGTTGTAATATCGGACAGGGGTGTTTGTTCTGTTTGAATATCAACAGGCGTCGGGAATGTACCCTCTACTAAAACGGTGTAATAATAATTTGTAGATGCTGGATAACCAGGTCCTAAACCTGTAAGCGGATTAGGTAGTTCGCTGCCATCTAAAAATGTAAATGCACCACCGTCACGCCAGAATGGTAGTAAGTTTCTGGTATCTTGGAGGAGTTCTTGATATGGGTAAAACTCTCTCATATATAAAGTGAGAGGAGTATCTAGAGCGGTTAATCCGTTTGTATATGTACTGAGTCCAGATCTAATGGTTGTACCATTAACCGCTGTCAAAGAATAGTTAAAATTATAACCTTCATCGTCATCAAAAAACGTATGACCGTTTAAAAGCAAATTTTTAATTTGTGAAGATACATCCGTATCAATAGGCTTTAAAGGTTCTGTTTTAAATAATGCATACTCATTACCATATATATCAGTTTGATATTTTGATACTAGCCCTTGATTGTATAGGTCTGTAAAGTTTAGTTTGTAACTAATATCATTACGATCTACTAACTGTGAATCGTTACGTTCCTTGGTGGTATACGATTCGTGAGTTGTAGTTTTGTTTGTAATTCTAGGATCTCCAGTCGCTAACCCACTTGATACATTTCTAGTATTAAACCTATAGTCAAATTTATAATATATAGGGTAGTTAGATTGAGGGTTTGTAGATACGTTACCGTATTTAGATGGATCGGGAAATATATAAACTTGATCAGATTCTAACAAATTAGTATCTATTTCATATGTGAACGTTTCAGCGTGTAGTTTAAATAATCCAATATCATCAGCTCTAAAGTTAAGACCCACATCACGCAAAAGTTTTATTTGATTACTTTCAACAGTAGCAGTATCTATTCCCTGTAAATTAAGAGCATTAGCAGCAGGAGTTTCAGCTCTTACTAACAAACCAGATACCGCTGGTGTTGAAGATGTATCAATGTAGTAAATGTCCGTACCAATGTACTTAGAAATCAACGCACGCTTTAAAGAATAAAACTCAGCAATCGTTAACCCGCCTGTTCTATACTGATTGTATAGTTGAACTAATTCATTATCTGGATTACAAATTGCATCAAACTCTGCTGGTGTTAGAGCTGGGGGATTGACTTTGAATGATCGTAAATTTGTTAAGAAATTATCTCCTGAAGATATTGCATTAATACCGGTCGGATCAAGATAATATTTTGTATCAATTTCATTTATATTGTTACTATCTGCCGTATCAGGTAAATCAAAATAATCACCATAAACATCAACAAATTCTTCGATTTCTATTCCTAAATCTCTAATAGCTTCGAATACAGTGGAATTTTCTGTATCTAGAGAATCTTCTGTATTGAAAAGAAAATTATAAATGTTGTCAAAAATAGCTTTTTCTAAACCAGTAGAGCTACCTTTGAGTTTGTTTCTGTCTATTACATATTTACCTTCATCACGCTTTTTCTTATAGAATAGTGCAATATCTTTAAGACGGTTTGCAAAGAAAGGTATAGCTACGTCCAAATCAGCAGGATCGTTGAAATTTATTTTTTCCAAGAAGCGCTTTTCTGTTTCAGTAGTATAGTTAATAACTATTTCTCTAATAAACTGTCTGTAATAATCTTTAAACTGTGTTTGCTGTTCTTCTTCGGATGAGTCTTGTTTAGAGTACCAGGTTTGGAGGTATTGACTATAAAACGAGCTATACTCGTCAGGGGAATAATCTGCCTGTGTATTATTGATAAAATCTAAAAACGAAAACGGTGCAATAGTATCTCTATACACACCATCTGTAATATCAGGGTTAGTGATAGAATACTCAACTAGAACTGTTCTTATAGATTGGTCAGACATAATTATTAATCTTCAAAAAGTTTGAGGCCTTCATATAACGATTGCGAGAAGATATTGGACATTGTACCATCATTCTTCGACCAATCATTATATGATGTAAGGCTATATGAAATAGTGTTATTGGGATCTGTAAAATCAATTATAGAGTTTTCAATATCAGTAGTTACATCTTTCTGATAATAAAAATTATATATATCTAAGATATCACGCCCACCTCCAGATAGCAGCGGCCATCCCCAGCTCGAATTATAATCGCTTAATCTATAGTATTGCGAGCTCGACGATAGTGCCTGAGTTAAAAGGTCATCCTCTCCTTCTGTAAGTACTTCACATTGCCCAAATTGCTCAAGTGTAATTGGGGTACCGCTATTAAGTTCTTCCGATACAGCGGATACTAGCTGACCTGTTGACGTGCCGTATACAATACCATCTGTAATGGTAATATTAGGGGTGATTCTGGCGCTAAGTGGTAAGGTAGTATTTAACGTAGTAAATTTACCACTATACTTTTCTGAAGCTACAATTTGCTGCCCTGCAACAATAATACTACCTCCGTCTAATTTGTCACCTAAGTTGTAACCATAAAATTCGTTATTTCGATAGCCATAAGATTGGTAGTATGTTTGATTTCTATTACGTCGACCGAATAATTGTGACTTACTAATGGATAATAAATCAATAAGCCGGTTAAGTTTAGGTGGGAAAGAATATTTATTTAACTCTGGTAAGCTAAGCATTTGTAAAATACCATCAAGCTCATCAACATTACTTTCGTCGATAGATGAATTGTTATCAAAAAAGTTTTGTATCTTTTCATATGTAGCTTTACCGATAGAATCTTGTGTGGAGCTCAAATCTCCAAAAATTGATCCTAAGAAATCACTCATTAATACCTTAGCATCTGTAAATAGTGGTTGTTCAGCAATATCTTTAAATGCTGCTTTAAAATCTATGTTTTCACCTTTCTTTGAAATGGTATAGAAACTACTTGGGTAAACAGTAAAAGTATTACTAGCGCCGGATATAACATTACCAGAATATGTTGTATGTCCAGAAAGGTATACGTCTTCTAATGTATCGGAATTATTACTTACAAAATAACCTTTATAAAATCCTCCAGTATCTAAAGTTGATAGATCGAGGAAGTTTGAAGTTATATCAATATCATAATTGGTTGTACCGTTAGTTAGAACGATATTTAGCTCTGGACCACTACCTGCACTTAATAGTGGCATATTCTTTTGAGTAAAGTTATTATCATCTTTTACTTTAGCTACAAAAGCAATTTTTGTTGTAGCGAATTTTGTAGCACCAATATTAAAAGTTGTAAAGGAATTGTTAGGACCTTCCCCATCTAACCCATTTGATGAAAATGAAAGCTTATCATATGTATTGTTGGAGATTATAGTAGAAGATACACCGTAGTTAGTTGTGTTAGAGTATTCAAAAATATCTCCTTGCTTATAGCCAAAAATAAGATTATACTTACTCGGATAATCACTCTTAAAATATACATCAGCCGTGCCAGTCAAGCCTGCATAAAAAGCATCAGGATCTGTCTCCGTAGTTGACACAATCTCATTGCTGCTTAGTTTGATATAGATAGGCGTGTCTTCTGTGATTACATTATCAACTTCAATATTCTCAATTACCCCACTCGACGTTAATTTTTGAACAAATGATGAATAAGGCTTTAGGTGACCATAAGTCTCATTAGCGTAACCATTTCTAAAGTAATCATTATCAGTGCCGGCGGATGAATATGCTACTATTGTTGGTATACCAGATTCAAGAGATCTATATGAATTATACCTTTCAATAGTAATTGGATTTTCTAGCTGACCTGCATCTGCAGATAATACAGAAGATAGAGAGCTACTTACACTAATGTCAAGTTTATCTTCAATATAGTCTTTAATATCTACTTTTGAAGAAAAGGTATCTAGATAACCTGTACCAGACCCATCATATAAATAGCATGTAACTTTATAACGACCCGGTTTGTCATACGCATGAGATGCAGTAACACTCTCTACTGTAGTACCATCACCGAAATTCCATACAAGCCGTTTATTAGAAACAAAATCCTCTATACCATCATTTAAATTGGGTATAAAATGGAGAGGTGTAAATGGAAGTGCGAAAGTTTCATATGTCTCTACATTTCTATAATCTCGTACATAGAAAAAATTGTATAGCAAATCGAATTCACCAGATGAATCGAGTTGTAGAGAACTTAACGACATATAACATATTTAATCTTACAATCGTCGTATAGCAATCTTATTCGTGATATTTTGAGGATTGTAGAAATATGCAAATTGAAAATCTTCTAATTGATAATTTAGAGATTGTAAAACATTATCTTCGTTTTTGTAATCGGGATTCCAAATAACAAAATTCAAATTAGGTACTATACTATCACCGTTAATAGTATCAAGACCAGTTACACCAGGGATGTTAAGAATATCTGTGGTGAGCCGTGCAACATCAATAAGATCACCTAACTGCACTCCATTAAAGTAGTTGTTGAGAATATTATATATTGAAGATTTGATGGAACCGTCATTAAGAGCTTGATTCTTATCTAAAGTAACACGTAGCTGAGAATTATTAACTGTATCGTCTACGGAATCATCATCTACATTAGGTGCTCCAAATGCAAAGGCTTTAAATATTGGATCTGAAATAACTACATTCTGTGTAATGTCCTTTTTATTATCACAGAATTCAGCAAGGAGTTGTTTTTGAGCAGAATTTAAATAATTTGGAGTAAGCCCGTTTAAAGTAGGGTTACTATTAGGCACTGTATATACATACACATTATTAAATGATGTCGATGCAGAGAATAAAACCTGCGAAAATAAAATCCTTGAATCATCATTACCTTGTGCGAGACCTATATCATCATAATACGATAACACTTTAGATGTATAATCGTTATTAGATAAGATTTTAACATCACGTGTTATATTGTTAAAGTTTCTATTAAGGGTGTATTCGTAATCATCTTTGGTAACTAAACGATTTTGCGCAGCAAAAACTTTTGGTGCATTACGTCTTATATCTGCTACAGTCTCTGCTATTTTAGTTGGAGATGAAGCAAAGCGATTGTTGAAGAGTAAGTCGCCTAATTGTGCGGCAGTAATTAACGTTTGATTAGTATCGTAAATAATATTTTTTACTGCATCGAAATTAGTGGATCCAAATAAAGTGAAAGGAGTATCCGTAAATGAATTAGGTCCCACTATACCTGCTTCATTATCCGATATAACATAAAAAATTAAAACCGTGTCATTAGCTTCTAATTGTTTACCGTTTAAATTATTACCAAATTTGAATTCGTAGTTACCACTACCATTTAAACGCTTTTCATATTTTTTAGCATCTGCACTCTCTAAGAATAAGGACGACGTTTCTTCGTATTGCGACCATTCTCCTGTTGTATTATTTTGTACAAATATGTTAAATGAATTATCACTAATAAATTTTGAATCTCGAACGTTAGATGTACTCTGTATAAGTTGTTTAGAAGTAAAGCTATCAATTAAAATAATATTTTCATATGGCTCACCGGTAGCATTATATGATGTTTCGGTAATAGTGCCTTGATATAAAGTACTATTAGAAGGTGCAACTTGTTCTAAAGTGTTATCTATAGTTTTTTCAAAAGTAATATCTTCAATAGTTACGTAGTTATTGCCATTAGCTGCAACTGAACTAAATCTTGGAAGAGTATATACATTAGAAGTTAAATTACGTGCAGAGAGAGATATGTTAACTAAGGACGTTTGATCACCTAGTGGATTGTATCCAATGGTAGATACAAGCTTATTCATATTTTCATAAATAGTAGCTGTACTAAATGTAGATTCATTAGAGGTTGTGTTAAGCTGAAAAAGCAACACGTGATACATATATGCTACAACATCAATAAATGCACTAAAGTTCGAACCTTCAAAGTTTTGATCTGTAAATGTTTCATTCTCATTAAGCCTGTCAATAATTAAAGTCTTGAGAGAATTAGCATCAAAAGAGAGATAAGCATTCTTTGGAAGGCTATAGTCTGTAAAATCTTGAAGGCTCATTATGTATATTTAATCGAGGGGCATTGTTATACAACAACGTAACCATCTTTATTGAGAGTAGCATTTAAAGATAGATTGTTGATGTCTAAATCAGGTATACTAAACCCAATTTCAATATTATATTGATTTTCCTCAGGTAGGCCTTCAATACTAACAGTATTTAAAGTTATGCGAGGCTCTTGAACACCTAAATTTAGATAAATGAATTGACTTAAAAAGTAAGATGTTGTTGTACTAATGGGTTCAAATAAATAGCTTCTAAAATCTAAACCTAAAAGTGGGTTGAGTAATTTTTGACCAGGTGTAGTGGTAAGAATATTTTTAACCGAATTAATAACAGCTTGACCGTCTTGTATCTCGGCAAGATCTTTTGGTCCGGATTCAGAGTATAATTCCGGTTTTACATAGCGGCTAAAATCTAAATCAAACTTTATATCTTTATAGAGATAGCCATCCTGTAAAGATTTCTGCTCAATTGAAGATCTTTCTAAATTATCTAATCTTACCGCCATAAATTTGTATAAATATTTATCTTAACGACTAAATATTAGTATGGCTAAAGACAAAAAATTTCTCCATCTTTTTGAGTACTATATGGCTAAGTACCCTGCACGTGGAACGCAAGGCGGTTTTCAGCAAAATGATGTTTTCAAATTTAATGATAACTTTAAGAGTGATGAAGCGTATGAAGGTCTTCCATCTAACGTAAAGGAAATTGTTGATGATTTTATCGATACTGGATTACATCTTCGTGTTAGAGGAATTAGCCCGGAAGGAGATAAAGTAACCCTTTCAGTTGACCATGGAGGTGGTCGTTATGTCGGTAATGTTGATGTTCCATGTTGTCTTGGTGAGCCTGTTGATTTTGGAGTTAATTTACCTCCAATTCCTGATGTACAAAAGCGTAAAGATGATGTTAACATTGACCCTAAAGATGTTGAACAAGATGAAGAAAATCCATCTAACATGAGTGATAAAGGAGATGGTAAGCTCTCTAAGACAGAGCTCACTCTCGAGAAAGAGAGTTATACACAACAGTACATTTAATGTCTAAAAAAGAAAAGCCTACAACGAAGTGGTGCCCTGTATGCCATAGTTCGCAAAAGATATCCGGGTTTCGTTCGTATAGGTGTAAGGAATGTTGGATAGCAGCTGGTAAACCTAAAACTATAAGGCCAAAAAGCAATGACGGAACAGTTTGATGAAGGGTTTAAAGAGATACTTTTAGGTCTACTCTCTCTTGGTGCAACTGCATATGAAACTGATTATATCCTTAAGTTACTAAATAAGCGTCCTGAACCAGTTGAGCAAAAAATTGAGGCTCTTAAAAAAGCTGATGATATGATATCATCAACTAAATTTGATCAGGTTGCTGCTAAAGTAATGCAACGACTTAAATTGGAAAATGAGCCAGTCGAAATTAAATCAGAGCCAGTTAAAGTTAAACCTAACATTAAGAGTAATCCTAAAAAAGGATCGCCAGAATATATTGTAAACCGTCTTCGTAAAGGTGGGCTCACCACAACTGCTGCTGTGGGTATAGTTGCTAATCTTAAAGCAGAGTCTAATTTAAATCCATCTATTAAACAATATGGTGGTGGTCCTGGTAGAGGATTAGCTCAGTGGGAGAAGGGTGGTCGTTATGATGCCGACCCAATTAACTTAGTTAAGTTTGCTAAGCGTAGGGGTACTGATTGGAGTGACTTAGATACACAAATTGATTTTATATTATATGAAATGGATAGGCATCCTGAATATAAGAGGGTTAAAGAGATGCTTAATAATACTGATAATGTAGAAGACGCTACATTGATATTCTTAAAAAAATATGAAAAGGCTGGTACTCCACATACATCTAAAAGAATAAAGTATGCTGAAGAACTAAATGATTTAATATAAAAATGTTTTGGGGTAGCAAACACTTGTTAAAGGCATTTGAAAATATAAATAGCCGTATGAGCAGTAATACAAATGTAAGTTGGCCAAAGTTTAAATATCTTGATGGTAAGATTGAAGGTAATCTCACTAAAACTCGTACACTAGGCTTGGATGACTTTAATGTTATTCACTCATTAGGTTATAAGTCTGACTACCATATAACTACAGATACAACACAAAATAACATAACTAGGCAAGAAGTTGGCTACAAAGGTTTTATTGGTAATGTGCATGCATCAGACGGGTATACATACTACCTACCCGCTTACTCAACTTCTTTAGGTAAGTTAGAGAGAAGCACGGGTAAGATTACATTAGAGAATAAATTTTCTATTGTACCGCAAGTTCGATCTGGAGCTGAAGGTGCTAATGGTATTATCTACATGCCATCATATACTAAGACATTAAAAATTTATACATATAATACTAAAACTGGTGAGGTTGGATTGATAACTCCACCGCAGCCAGGTTATTATGGTCATGTATGGGGAGCAGCAGCTGATAAGAACGGTAATGTCTATATGCCACCAGCATTGAGTAAAAAAATTCTTAAGATAGATACTCAAGGTGAAGTTTCAATACTACAAGGAGGTCCAGTTACCTCTGGTGTATCTGGGTTTGATGTTAAGTATGTAGGTGCTACTTATGTTGAGAGCGTTAATAAAGTATTCTGCTTACCTAGATGCGGTAAAAAGATTTTGGTTATAAACTGTGCTGATGATAGCTACGAAGAAATTGATTTGCCAGCGGATTATCTGGCAGTAGCTAATAAAAATAAAAACTTCCATGGCTACTTAGCCCCTGATGGTTGGCTTTATAGCGCCTTCTGGGCTGATACTAAATGCTTTAGGATCAACCCTAACACATATGAAATTCAATGGAAGGATTATAGTGAGGAGTTTATGGATGGTAAAGATACTATCGAAGAAGCTTCTGGTATTATGAATATAGGTACAGGATTTACAACAGCTGCCATTACAGTAGGTGATAGTGTATATTTCGGGTTAGCTGGTACTTCTAAAGCAGTTAAGTTAGAATTTGAGCCTTCAGTTGCTAAATTATCTAAACCGATAAATAATGGTATGAGTGAGATTAAAATCAATAGTAATGACCTTACACCCGGAATTAGAAATTTGATGGGTGCTTTACTAGCTACTGATGGTGATAAAGAAATTACAATTACTATTTCTAATGAAGATGTGCAAGCAGCACCAATCCCTTCACCATCTTTAGTTTGCCCTACTCCAATGGCAAGTCCAAGCCCTTCATACAGCTGCGCAAATTATTGCACCTGCAGTAACTGTTATTGCCCAACAACTACATGCTATTGCAGTTGTAATGTCTGCACAAGCTGGTGTCCAACTAATACCTGCTGTTGCTGTTAAAGATCTTAAACGCAAAAAGCCGGGCTATAGCCCGGCTTTTTTTATGTATTAATTTTATGTTATTTATTTAAGAAGAGGTACTCCTTGAAGCTTAGGCTTTACCCCATGCATAGGGCTAGCACCACCGAAGACAACCTCTTCATCTTCTTCTTTGTGCTCTTCTTCCTTTTCTTCGTCATCATCTTCTTCTTTTTCGTCATCTTCATGACTTTCATACATAACAATCTGGACATCTTCTGCCAATACAGCAGCTAATTTACCATTATGCTCAATGTAGTATTCTTCAATAAGACCTGCTTCATTAAGGCTATGGTGAAGAATCTTCTTAACGCCCTCAAACTGAGGTGCTTCAATGTGAGATGCTCAATCATGTTCGATGTTACCGCCTTTAAAAGCAGCTTCACCGCTATCCTCAACTGGGTTAGGAGCGTCAGTTGATTCAACAACTACTTCTCCAGCTCGCTGGTTCATGGATCCGTATGCTTCAGCGAGCAAATCGATATCCTTTTTAAAATTATTATGTTGTTTGGCCATATTATTATTTAGTCTCATACAATGAAAATAACATGAAACCTCAGGGATATATCCCTGAGGCCTCATTAATATTAGTTTATCTTAGAAAGAACGTGTAAGAGAAATACCCCCTACAAATTCAAATCCATCATTAGTCCAGATACCTCCACGATCATCAAAGGTGTGAACACCTTTAACAAATGGTGTAAGAGAAGTATCAAGGATACGTACTGGTAGGTCTGGAAGATTTGCAACCAACTCAACATGAGTCAATTCAGTCTCTTCAAGAAGATAACCAACACTAGCTACTGCACTAATTCCACTTACAACTTCGCCTAGGTCAACAGTTACTTCACCGTAGCCGTCATTATCACCATCAAGGGCAATATATTGTGCTAAGGTGACAGTACCAAACGAGAAGTTCTTAGCAATACCAACACCAAGCTCGGATGTGACATCACCAACAACATTCGTACCTTCTGAGTAGTAGTTAAGGTCTGCAAATGCGGTAAATGCACCAATAAATGGAGCATCTAAACCGTAAGAACCACCTACAGTAAACTCAAGCTCTTCCTGCAAATCGTTATCACTAAGTGCAAGAGTAGCAAAGGCTGGGAACCCGACAAAATCAAGGCCTGTGGTTGCCTCAAGCCGGACATCATTATCCCCTTGATTCTGACCACGCCAAATATCTTGGGTGCTGTATGTACCAGTTACTCCAACTCCAAAGTTTAGGTCAGTTGCGACACTACACTCTGAAGCACTTCCTGCAGTAGCAATACCTACTGCAGCCAACATTGTCAATACGATTGTTTTCGTCATTACTCTATATTTATAGGATATGACGAGGGGATATCAACTACCTTTCAAACTATTTTATGATCTAGGTGGAAAGATACCTCTATAACATATAATAGCTTTACAGCCATTTAAATCATCAATCTTAGGTAATGCAAATGTGGGTATAGTAAGCTCCTCTCCACTATCATCACCACCGTATTGCGCTCTAATAACTGCATACAATACTGGTTCGTCTTCTACTTTAAATATTCGACCATCACAAGCATACCAACCTTCAGGTACATAATTACCTGCAAAGTATATAATTGTACCTATGTAAGCGTCTATCATTTTTTCTTCTTCCAGCTTTTACGTGCAGGACCACGCTTTTTATATTTAGTATTCTTAATCTTTTTACAAGCAGCGTGTGTAGGTCTACATGCAGGGTACGAAGCCCCCTTCTTCCCAGCTTTCTTTCTACCACAAGGGCCACCCGTCTTGCAATTAACCCAGCCTTTAAACTTTTTGCCAGTCCTTTTATCTGTACGAGTTTTGAACCAATCACGAAGGTTCTCACTCATCACGATTGCTTCTTTACAAGTCATTTTATATTACCTCCACGGTTAACACATTTCTGAACGTAGCCTGAAGCATACGCAGAAGGCCATACATCATACTTACGCTTAGCTTTAGCCTGACACTTTGCACGAGTCTTAGATACCTTCTTCTCAGCATCTTCTTCACCGTGTGTCTTTCTGGATCTACCAGGCTTGTTAGGTCGTGTGCGTCTATAACGTCCTCCTGCACCGTCACTTCTTGCATCAACGTCACTCGGCTTCCAACTATTTTGTGAATCGTAAGACTTACCTTTTGGAGCTTTAGAAGTACTCTCCTCATTCTCAGACTTCTTCTTACCACCCTTCATGTTAGCGCACCAGTGATACATCTTACCTTTCTCTCCACCATACTTCTTAGCCTTCTTACGAAGCTCAGTTACAGAACCTTTACAGCTTGCACCTGACTTCTTAACACGACCAGGGCGACTCTTACCCTTTACTTTACCGTCGGCGTAATTCTCTTGGAAGAACTTCTTAAAGGTCTTTTTAGGTTCTTCTTCATCAGCATTAGCATGAAGAGCAGCTAAGTATTTTTTCTTAGCAGTTTCAGTACCTTTAGTACACCCTACTTTCTTACCACCTCCCTTTTTATAGACGCAGTACTTACCGTTTACTTTTCTGACTGAATAAGGCATGACTTACCACTTTTTACAAGACCAATAACCAGCTGAAAACTTATCCTTCTTCTGATCGCACTTATGACGTGCACGGAATGACTTACGACGCTTCGGATTACTCTTCTTGATCTTCATATTCGGATCACCAAATCGCACAACTTTCTCTTTACCATCTTTACAAGCCTTGACGACAAATTTTTTAGAACCACCGGAAGTACGCCTAGGGGAGTTGCACTTCATACGATCTTTATCGATCTTACCTTCAGCATCTTCTTCAGCGTCTTCCGAATGACCTAAGCCATCTTCAAGATCATCTTCATCCATAGGCTGACCATCAAGAGTAAGTGCATAACCGTAACCTCCGATTGCGCTGTCTGGATCATTTACAAAATCTTCTGGGGAATTATACTCACCAGCTGAAATCATGTAACCATTAGCATGCTTTTCAATCTCAACGATGATACCACCTTCTTTTGGATCAGGGCTACCTACTTCATAAAGATCACCACCAAGCTCAATCTCAGTGATCTTCTCTTCATAATCATCTTCGTAACCAGAATTGAATAAATCTGGATTACCTTCAGCATCTTCTTCCCTCTCAGAGAATTCACCTAATCTTCTAATCTCTCTAGCATCAGACTGATCAATATGACCTGCAGCGAGTGCATCTTGAATTCGATTTTCTAGGTCATCTTGATTATCCTCAGCATCTCCTTCTGTTTCATCACTACTATGGCCAAGATACTTGTGAACTAGTTCGTCTAAAGCTTTGTGAAACTCATCAATCTCTTCTCCAGTCTTATCCTCAGCATCTTCTTGACGAGCGGGATGTATTCTATAATCAATGTACATCTTCATCAGTTCAGCACCGTAATCTCTGACAATATCTGCAACGGTTGCACCTTCATCAAGAGCGTAGTCGATTGCAGCAAGATCGGAGATTGTATCCTCATCAATATCATCATCTAGATCACTGTAAATCATCTCACCATCTTCAACCTCCGTCTTAGAAGCAAGCCAGTTATTGTAAGAATTAACCATTACGTTATAATTTTTCTCAGCATAGTTCATGTCCTTGAGGACTTCTTCTACTGACTTACCCTTCTGCACTTCTGCATGTATAGCGCCATATAGCTTATCAGCGTCTTGCTGACCTGATATTCTATCAAGGTTACGCATAGCGCTGCCCATATGACCCTCAGTGTAGAGGTTCATAAATTCATTGAAGGTTTCGTTAAACTTCATGCATATATTTATGCTTTTAGGATCATTTCTAAAGCAACAATACAAGCAAAAGCATTAATTTCCTTATCGACAACGAAGGCAGACTTATAGAGATGATCAGCGATGATAGTAATCATTTGCTTCTTCTTAAACTCATCAATAGGTTGATCGTAGAGGTAGTCAAGAAGATTAGCAAGGAGAGTATCATAGTCACCCTGAAATCTATCTTCATTCTCAATGAGGAACTTCCTTACTTTGAGCGAGTCCTCTTTGAGTCCTTCCGCGACTGCCTTAAGAAGCTCACTGTCACTCCCGCTGCTATCAATAAGCAACTCTCCATCAACAACAGACTTTTGTAGCTCGTTGATAGTTTTTCGGAGGTCGGGGAATGTTCTTTTAACCAACTGACCAAATTTCTTTTTCTGTTCATCACTTACTGTTACGTTTTCTTGTTGTAGGATATTAAAGCAACGTTTAGCTGCTTGTTTGATCTCAGGTTTAAGATCGATTGACTGACACCTTGATTGAAGAGCTGGGATAATCTTATGCTTATAGTTAGCAGTAAGAATAAACCTACAATACTTAGCATACGTCTCCATAGTATTGCGAAGAGCAGCTTGAGCTTGTGAGGTGAGACCATCAGCCTCATCAAGCACTACCACCTTTACCTTGCCATCAAATGACTTGGTTTGAGCGAAGTTTGTAATATTATGGCGAATAGTATCAATACCAGATTCATCAGATGCGTTAATGTATAGGAAGTTACAGCCAAGAATATCGTTAACGATAATACGAGCTAGAGTAGTCTTGCCAGTACCTGGACTACCTACAAACAATAGGTTAGGAATCTCTTCCTTAAACTGACTAACAACTCTAAGAGAACCTTCATCAAGAATAAGATCATCAAGCTTAGTCGGCCTATATCGTTCGCACCAGATACCTTTGAAATCAATCATAACTTATTATAGATGCTAACCTTCTAAATGCAAACATTATATATATCGGGTAGATACTCACTAAACAAGAGTGGTCGGCCTTCACTATTGAAACAATAATCAAATAGCCAATCGTAGAGTTCACTATCTTCCATACCTTCAACCCAGTTATTGCTTTTACACTTCTCAAATAAAGTATTAAGTTGAGAATCGCATACATGCCCTAATTTTTGAATAAATGTGGCCACCTCATGAGCTTCATCTTCAAAAG